GTGATCATCATACGAAGGAGGTAATAAAATTCAGCAAAAACTTCACTTTCCTTGAATAATACCCAATATTTCCCGAAATCTAGGAAATTGATTTCGGGTAAAGAAAAGTTAAATTCGGAAGCAATATCGCGGAGCATCAACCAATAGGTGCCAAAATTATCTAGCACCCAATCAGGCGCATCTAACACAAAATTGATTGATTCCTTAATGCCAAACTGAGACTTAAGAGCTTGATTCGCGTTACGAACACGTCTCTTCTCTTTAGTCTCCTGAATGCGAGCCTCCTTCTCTCGCTGCGCACGATCTTTACGATCATGAGCCTTCTCTTCATTCTTCTTGCGCGATTCCCATTTCGAATGGCCGTAACCATTCTGGGACTCAAGCACGAAAGCATTGAAAAGGAAAAAAACTGAAACAAGCACCAACAAAAGTGCAAGCCAGATCCCCAGGTCGTTCAAATTTGATTCCTCGAAATAAATAGAATTCATAATTTTAGTGGGAATAGGGACTAACCTCAACGGGCTAAACAAACCAAGACGATATCATCTCAATCAAATCAATAAAATAACTATCGATAACCTCAAAAAATATACAGGGGCACGGTAAATTTAGGTGACCAAACCTCCTCACTCAGGTTGTCATGAGGTAAACGTGCATATATAAGTTCATATTGTTCATTTATAGTAAGTACTAGTACGTCAGTCAAATTGAGACCAATGGACCGATTCTTCCTACAAGTCTGTTAGATCTACAATCTCTCTTCTACCCTACTGCGGGTGGAGATTGGTTAAGCGAAATCAGTAAATGTAGGTGGGATTCCACCGATGCACAAAACCTTACAAATGTTAATTATCAGCCATTAAATTTCTCATCATGAAATTCAATAATCTATGCGGATAGATTCAAACACAGCTCATCCTTACAGGCTGCTAAAATCTTCCGCAGAAAGTGTTGATTTACAACAGAGTTGACTCTCTGGGGTGACGGCATAAACGTAAGAAACAGTAGCCACAACTATTTCATTCATACGATCATCACTTAGGAATTTATTAATTTCCGGAGCGGTGACTAAATATCATATTAATGTACATTTTCATAATCTATAAATTAAGCTATTGCCTATTCTATAGGTCTCTCAAAGCACATAAAGCAAATGCGATTAGGGGTTCTACCCCTATTCGTCACGTCTTCATATACGTAAAATAAGAGCAGAACAAAATCTACAATGAATATGTATGATTGCCGGGTGTCGCGG